GGACAATAAATTATTCATAGCTGAAAATATTTTTATATCTAAAAGATCTTCTATGATCTCTCTTCGTTGAGGACCGCTAAGTTGCATAAAAGGAATAAAGCTACTACTACCAAGTATAACTATTTGTGTAAACGACTTGTAATTTAACTTAAGAATGTTCTGCTCAAGATGTTCTTGATAATCTCTACTATCACCAGTTTGGTTTATCATCTTACCATCTACATATATTTCAAATGGTTGTGATCCCCATAACTTAATACTTCTATGAACTTTGTATTGTTTTTTACCTATCTTGAATTCAACCTCTATACTTGTACCTTTTTGATTAACACTGTTCACAAGTTGTTTTTTATTAACCTTTCTAAATGGTCTACTAAACAACACATAACAAAGTGCATCAAGTATAGTCGATTTACCTGATCCATTCTCTCCTACTATTAATGTATTAGGTGATCTATTGAGATCAACTTCAGTCCATACATTACCAGTGGATAATAGATTTTTCCATCTTATTTTTTGAAATGTCAGCAAGGCTCACTCTTAAATTAAACATCAATATATAATGCCTGATTATACAACGAACTAATGACTGAGGTCAACTGTTTTTTATCAACATTTGCATCTAGACCATCAATATACTTTCTAAGTATAGTCATTGTGTCTTCAGCTTCGTTTATTAATTCTTCTTCATCAGTTTGATCCATATGTTTGTGATCATCAACTATAGTTAAGTTTTCTGGATTAGATTTATATACTTTATCTAAAAATAAATCAAACCAATATGGATTTGTCTTTTGTATTGTTATAACTTTGACATAAGCTCCTTGCAGTGACTCAAAGTCAAAGTTTGTTATTTCTTCTAATGTTTTATCTTTATCGTTGTAAAATATTTTGTAATGCATCTTATATGGATTAACTATTCTTACAAGATCCCTAGTGTTTGTATCCAAGATATGAAAGCCTTTTGGATCATTGTAATCGCTCCAAGTAAGCTCGTATGGTGTACCCAGATAATGAACATTAGATTTATTAGACTTAGTATGAAAGTGACCAGAACACACAAGTTCAAAGTCATCAAAAATTTTTTGTTGTAATCCATGTTCGTTCACCATATCCTTATTCATATGAAACCCAGCTATCTCTAAATGACCAAGAAGGATCTGAGCTCTTGTATTTTTAATGTGTTGTAATGACGAGTTGTAATTTGAATTATTTATCCAAGGCATAAAACATATATCAGTTCCATCAAAGTTTACAGTTGCTGGTTCACTATAAAACTTTGGATAATGATTTCCATCATTGGATCCAAACAACTCATTCATACTGTTAACAACATTAGTATTTCTATACGGTACATCATGGTTTCCAATAATAACATGGAAGTCTATACCCATTTGTTTTAACTTAAAGATGAAGTCAGTTTTAAGGCGATTAAGAATAACGTAATTGATAAACTTGCGCCTATCAACGATATCTCCAAGATGGATGACCGTTTTAATCCCGTGCTTTTCCAAATAGGGAAAGAAAATATTATCATAAAACTTGTGAAAGTACTCCAAAAAAGCCAAACTATCATTTCTTGCTCCCCAATGTGTATCCGTTATCAATGCTATTTTCATAATCTAATCATACCTTGTAAAATATTATAGTCAACAATTTTTATTAAAAGTCATAACAAATTCCTTTTCTTTCCCAATCACCATATCTAGTTGGTTCTAATCCTTTTGGTCCTCCAAGTTCTTTTGGTTTTTTTGGCTCATCAGAAAACTGACCTAATGTTTGTTCTTTAGTTAAAGGTTTTTTCCACTGTTCCTTTGACATATAATACCTCTCTATTTTTTAAGTGTTCTTCTTTTATTCTTGGTAACCACCAACGTGTTTCCATTTACTTACAATATATTCTTTCAAGTCATCATAACCACCAATATGTTCAGCTTGTTCATTCCAAATTTGTGGAACTGTTTTAAATCCATTCTTTTTCAAACTCTCTACAACATACTTATTATCAGTAGTACAGTGTTCTTCATAGTCTATATTATAGTTATCCATTAATTTTTTTGCTTTTGTACAATATATACAATTTGGTCCAGTTACTATTTTATATTTTTCTTTTTTTTTATAATATTTTTCTAAATCCATTATTTCCTCATTGTTACTCTATTACCTCTTAATGCAAAAAATAATCCACCACAATACATCATTACATGAAAATTATCATACAATAAAACATCTATAAAGCTATCAGGTTCTTGCATTAATATAACTCCAGTCATTATTCCACAAATAACTATTCCACAAAATCTTGTAATTAATCCACCATAACTATTTAATGATTTTGTTACCAATAATCCTCCAACCAATAAACCTATACCTGCAAACATTTCTCCATATGCTACAAAAAACCAAACAGTCATTGGTAAACCATAAGCCTCTGCTTCAGTTGGATCTAGTGGTAGTTTAGATAATCCTTGAAGTATAAAAACTATTGCAAGAGGTATTCTTATAAGAAAGTTAGCACTAGTGAAATCTGGTATCTTCTTTAAATATTTACCTGGTGCTATCATACTTTTCTTTTCTTAATCTTTCTTCTTTTTTTCTTTTCGAAATCATCAATAAACCTACCCATATATTCTTGTGTCCATTCACTAACCTTTATTTCATCTTTAAAATTTTGTGAAGTATCATGAGCTTGTTTATCTACAGTTGTATCAAATAAATTAACATTTTCAGATAGTTTAAATTTTACAAATAAATTTTTCTTTTCTTTTTGGATCCTTCTTAAGAATGCAAAGTAAATAATTTGTGTAAAGTATGCAAATGGATTTTTAGATTTTTCTGGATTAAAATTATCAATATATTGAAGACAGTTTTCTATACCATCACTTATCATTTCTTCTTTAAATGTATAATTAACAAAGTTTGGTTTTCTTGCTAAGTGAGTTGCAATCTTCATAATACATTCACCTACATATGTTGGAACTATTGGTCTTTCAAGTTCTTTGTTTGTTGCTTCTTCAACTAATGCTCTATACTTAATCATTGCAGCTAAGAAGTCTTTATTATTAACGTATTGTTGTTTAGCTCTTCTACCCATAATATAACTGTACCCTATATTTTTTTTAAGTCAACTGTTGACTTTTTTAATTCTTGATGTAAAATCGGATATGTAGCCGGCAGGGAAGGATAGGGACTAGTGGATAGTAGTCTCATCATCTTTATTTAATCCTTCCATAATATCATCTAACCTATTATCCTCATCTCTGTCCATTAACTTATCCATCAACTCTTGTATCTTTTGCTCACTCACATTTTCCATCTCAGTTGATACTGTATCTTTTAAACTTTGTCCTGTGATAGCAACACTTCCATCATCTGCATAGTTACCTTTACTTTTATGATTTTTAATTTTCTCATTTGTTTTATTATAATAAGCTAATAATGATCTATGACAGTTTATTATAGTAACTACATGCTTCTTATTTAAAGGAATAACTTGATCAAACTCCCATGGTACCCATTTAATTAAAGCCATACCTAAATGTGTTGGACTTTGTATCAAAGATATTTTTTGAGGATTTTTTATTTTAAGTTCACTTGTTTTTAAACTATCAAGTTTAACAATACAAATAATGTCCTCTCCTGTAGATAATTTTAGCATCTTAATAGACTCAGTCATTTTATCTCCTTATTGTAAAGTTTATAATCAAATCGTTCACTAATATATAATTTAACTCTTTCTGAGAAATGTTTCAACGTATAATTTATATGACTCTTATAAGATAAGTCATCACTTATATCTATCAATCTTGCTTTTTCTTTTGTTTCTGATTTACGGAGCCCTCTTCCGATACTTTGGAGGTTGCGAATTTTTGACTTAGACGGCGAAGCAAAGATGATATTGTGGAGATTACGGATGTTAACACCTGTACTAAAAGTGCCAAAACTTGCGACAATAATTGCATTATTTTCAGTCTCTGTGATTGCTCTAATCTGTTCTCTAGTTTCGGCATCTGTTCCTCCATATACAAAAAATAATTTTCTGTCTTTTTCTTTAATTGTTGATATCATATCGTGAATAGTTTTACCATGACTAATTATTCTGAATAAAACTAATGTGTTACCTTTTTGTAAAACAGTAGCTTTACTTATAAATTTATTTCTTGGTTCATAATTAGTTAAGAAATCAATCTCTCTTTGATAATCAAAATCTTTAGCTAACTTTTTAATCTCATTACTATATTTTAATGTGATACATTGTATTTTAAACTCAGCTAGATGTTTCTGATCTATAAGGTTTTTCGTGGTTACAGTCTGATATACAGGGCCAAATAACCCTTCGAGTACTAACTTGTGGGTCTGAGACCCATCTAATGTACCTGTAAATCCAAATCTATATTTTGTATTCTTTAACTTCTCCATTATTTTAGTTAAACTCTTTGCTTTATATAAGTGAGCCTCATCACCAATAACAACTTCAAACTGATTAAAATAATTTGGATCCATATTGTATATTGATTGCCAAGTACTAACAACTAATCTATCTTGTGTTGTCTTTTCTTTACCACTCATTATAGTATGAATGTTTTCTTTACAATTATAACTTTCAAAATCACTTTTCATTTGATATACTAAACTTGTTGTTGGAACTACAATTAATACTTTCTTACTTTTATAATATTGTGTCAACATATAAATTATTAAACTTTTACCACTAGCTGTTGGAGACAATACTAACTGTCTTTGATTATTGATACAAGTTAAAAATGTTTGTATTTGATAGTCTCTTGGTTTTATTGGTAAGTTATAATCATTTGTTTCAGGCTTTATAACTTGTACTTGTTCAATTTTCTTATCAACTTTATAACCTCGCTCTTCAGCAAACTTAACACAATAGTCAATTAAACCTTTGTAAATTAATTTTGTTTGACCATTATATAATCTAACCTTACCATCCCAAAATCTTCTTCTGTAAGCTGGCATAAATTTAGCACCAGGTACTTCAAATGTAAAGAAGTCAACTAACTCTTGTTTTATTCCATTATCAGCTGTAACTTTGCTATAAACTTCGTTTACGTGTTCTATAATCAACGTATCACGCTCCACCAAATTGTGTAAGTCTTCTCCAGTCAATGGCTGCACGAATCTGAAATCCTCTGTTGTTAATACTTTTTAATATATCTTCACAACAACCAACAAGTTCTTCTTGATATGCTATCTTTGAAAGTAGAGACATCATATCTTTATCTGAGTCAACATAGTTTCCTATTTCTTGCTTCAGTATAACTTTTGGCCAGGGTTCACGATCCATTTCTTTTAAATCATCTGGGTTATTCAAATCACCCCTGTAATACTCAGTCAATGTTTTAGTTAAAGACTTTTGTTTAATCTTCAAAGATCGAAGTCTTAACTTCTCATTATACATTATCTTAAGGTATTTACCATGTAACGTAGGTATTTTGAGGCTCTCAACATCAAGGTCTGTATCATCAACCTTACTGTCAGTTTGCCACATATCTAATAACTCTTCCATCTTCATAGAGTTATTATACTACAAAACTTATATTTGTGCAACTTTAAATTGTCTATATCTAAAACTTACGTCAGCTTCTAAGTAAGTGATATCTGATAATCCAACATCAAATTGTAATGGAGATAAATTAATTGGATATAAATCTATAAAGCTAATTCTCATATTTGGATTTTGAGAACTTGTATTAATAATTAAACTTCCATCACTATAAACACCTTGTACACCTTTTCCTATATTTGATACACCACTTGTTGGTCTAGTATCATTATTATTTAAATCTTTATATTGGTTAAAATTTTCTGGTGCACCTAATCCTAACATCCATTCATAAATTTCAAGATAGTTTTTCATATCTTCATCAACAGTAAATCTTATATCTAAAGGTCCATAATCTAATTTAGTTCCAACAAATGGTAAGTTAATGAATGGTGTTGGTGTTACTCCTTCAGCTATTGCAACTGATGGTAAACTTGAACTTTTACAATAATAGTTTACATTAGGAAGTTTATCAACTACAAATCTAAAACTTATAGGTGATAGAAAGTTTAAATTATCAGGTTGTTCAGTTAATGAGCTCATATAGGTATTTATCCAAAAAAAAAGGGGTCCGAAGACCCCTCTTTTCAAATATCAATTTGTATTGTGATTACATTAAGTTGTTTACAATAGCAAATCTGTAATAGATATTCTTCTTAGCGAATGCAATCGCACCATCAGCATTTGATGTAGCAAATGGGTTAGCAACCATTCCATAACGAGTCTTGAACCCGATCTTTGGTTGGAATGTATTCTCACCAACTGCTCTTACCATTTGTAGTGGTACGTAAGGACAATAGAATAATCCTGCATCAAATGCACTTGCACCTTTATAACCAATTGTATAGTATTGGCTACCTGAAGAGCTTGAGAAATATGGATCTACATATACTCTAATTCTTCCGTTAAGTACACCAGCAAAAGTATTTCCAGTGTCGTCTACATTCAAGTTAGCTGAAAGTGCTGGAGTGTAATCTAATACACCAGCCATTTGAAGAGCAGAAGCAACATCAGATCCGCAGATCAATAGGTTACCTTTACCTCTTCTTGTAGCTTTAGCAATCTGGTTTGCATCTCTTTCAATTTGGAAGATCAAACCTTTAAATCTTTCAACTGACCATCTACCGTTACTATCAACATCTAAGTCAAAAGTACCAGCAGTTGTTGTATTCTGTTGAGCACCAGCAGTAGCAGTATAGTTAATTGTTCTTACTACTTCTCTGTTAATCTCAGATAGAATTTCAGCAGAAAGGATATTTGCTAATTCTGTTTCAGCATCTAATCCATGAATTGCTTTCAAGTCTTGAGCTAATTCCATTGTGTACTCAGCTTTTAAAGCTCTTGATACTGCTGTAACAGAAACTTTTTCTACTGAGAAAGCCATCTCTGCAAATGAGTTAGCTGCACTATCACCTAAGGCTTCAGCTGTAGAAGTTGACATACCTTGATGTAATGTGTAACCAGATCCACTTGCTCTTGATGTTGGATCATTACCTGCTTGACTTGTACCAGCTGCACCGTCAAGCACGCCACCGAAGTTAGCAGTGTTTGCAGTTAGTGATCCAGTTGCAGAATGAGATGTATTAGCTTCATTAAATAATGCTTCATCACCGTCTTGCTTGGAGAATCTGCTTCTTAATGCAAAAATAAGACCTGTTGGTCCAGTCATTGGCTGAACACCGCAGATGTCATATGCAATTAAGTTTGGCATACTTCTTCTTACAAGTGAAATTAAAACTGGGTCAAAAATATCAATGCTACCATCTGAAGCAGTTGATGATGATCCACCCATAGCGTTTTGTGGAGCAGCCTCGCCTAATAGACTTGGCATTGAATATCCACCTGAACCTGCGCTAGATTCTCTAGCTGCATGCTCTTGGTTTTCTAGTAAAGTGGCAACAACCTGACGCTTATGAGGATCTTTAATATCAGGTAGATCCGCATGTTCAAGAACTGGCTGCCATTTTTTTACTAGCTCTTCTGTTAAATAAGACATTTTTTAAAGTCCTCCTATGTTTAGTATTTGAGAAAAGTCAGCCTTTTCAATTGTTTAACAATATTTATAATATACATTATTTCTTAATAGATCTGCTAATCGCGCTAACGTAACCAGCCATTGATCCACTAGGTTGTGCCTCTACGACATCTAAAGGCTCATCAGTTTCACCCACTATTTGAGAAACCTCTTTCTTATTATCTTCAGTAAAGTAGCTTTCTCTAATAATATTTAATTTTTTCTCATAACTTTCGTTATCAGAAAATTCTACACCTTCTGCTAAAGTTTTAAACTTCTCTTTTTGAGTATCGCTTAGACCTTCAGCAACTTGGTCTACAATTTTGTCTTGTTGATTTTCTTCAAGAGCTTTCTTAATCTCAATGTTTTTTTCCATTTCAGTATTAAGTTGTCCTTGAAGTTCTTCATTCTTTGCAGCTAACTCCTCAACTACATCAACTTTTTCTTCTGGAACATCAATATAATGCTCTTCGAAAAGGTTTCTTAAACCTTTCATAAAGTCTTCTGTAAGTTCAGCTTTAAGTCCT